GTCCACATGGCGGATCTAGCAGCCACGCGAGAGGAGAAAGAGAAGCACTGAGATGAGGAGCCTCGTCCTCCCATACCTCTCGCTGTTCCTCACAGGAGTTGTGGGTGCCTATGTGACGAAGAAGGTGCAGGGAGGCACCTTCCCAGTCTGGGCCACCGTGGGACCTTCGCTTGTTAGCGGTCTGCTCTGGGGCGCCATTGCCAAGCGATCGCTGAACTTGAGCCTCATGTCCGTCCTCGTCGACGTCGTGTACACGGCTGCGTTTGTGATAGGTTTTGTCATCCTAGGAGACAGGTTGACACCGCTTCAGATCGCCGGTTTCGTCGTCGCGCTATTAGGCGTCGCGATGATGGCAGCCTGATCCAAATCCACACCTTCTTGATATTTATCGACATGAGAGCTTTACTGAAGCGGTTCATCATGGAGGCGCTTGCAGAGATGCAGGACGCCCGCGTGCCGAACCAACTTGTCTCCAAAAAATCAGGCAAGAAAAAAGCGGAAGAGGAAACGGAAGAAATGGAAGAGATGAGCAGCGTTGCCGGCGGCAACGTCATGGGTTTTTCAGGACCTTTGGGACTCGATTCTGAGGATCTCAAGGGTCCAGGTGCAGGTCCGAAGCGGAAGAAGTCCCGCAAGGACACCGCACGCTGGAAGTAAATCCTTGACGATGTTAGTCGTTTGACACGACGTGTACAGTCTCACCAAAGCATGATAAGTTGAAGACTCAAAGGAAGCCGAAACGACCGACACGGTGTCGTTGCAGTCTCGTCTTCGTTGAGCGTGAAGGAAGAGGAATAGGAAATCATGGCAATCGATCTCGAAGCAATCAAGAAGCGCGTGGCGGAACTCAGCGGCGTGAAGAAGACCTCGTCGGTCCAGATGTGGAAGCCAGGACTCGGGGAACACAAGGTCCGATGTCTCCCGTGGAAGAACGCTCCTGACGGACAGCCTTTCATGGAGCGATGGTTCTACTACATCGGTGAGAACAGTGGCATCTTGGCCCCGAATCAGTTCGGCAAGCCGGATCCCATTAATGACCTCATCCGCAAGTTGTACAGCAGCGGTAAGCCCGACGACCGTGTCCTCGCGAAGAAGTTGTCGGCGAAGATGCGTTGTTATGCTCCCGTCATCGTCCGCGGCGAGGAGGACAAAGGTGTACAGGTCTGGTCGTTTGGCAAGCAGGTCTATCAGCGCATGCTTGGCTTCTTTCTCGACGAGGAAGTGGGTGACATTCTGTCGCCGTCTGAGGGCTTCGACCTCAAGGTCACCATCACGAAGGCTCAGGGCAAGCAATACAACGACACGATGGTGGACCCAGCTCGCCGACCCTCGAAGCTTCACGAGGACTCCTCGACAGCTCAGCGATGGCTCGAGGCTATCCCCAACATCGACGACATGTACCGCCTCAAGACGACGACGGAGATTGAGACGGTCCTCAACAACTGGCTCAACGGAGGCACATCGAGCGAACCCGATCACAGCGGCGGTGCCTCTCGAGGACCTGCTCCTGTGGACGAGCTGGACAACCTCGTAGCCGAGGTGAAGCCCGCCGCCGAGAAGCCGGAGAAGAAGGCAGCTCCTCCGAAGAAGACAGAGACGAAGAAACAGTCGCTCGACGACGCATTCGCTGAGCTGATGGACGAGTGATGTCCTTCGTGACGTGGGCGGTCGAGAGGCCGCCCCGTCGCTCTTTTGCATCTCCAACACACCAAGAGGAAGCATGGCGAAGAAAGAAAAGACTACAGAAGACTCAACTTCAGAATCTAAACTAGCGAGGAAGTCCGACGTCGACGACATGATGAAGGACCTGATCTCCTCGATCAACAAGGAATTCGGGACACGTGTTGCTTACAACCTCTCTGAGATGGACGCTCCCACAATCGTGAAGCGTTGGATCGACACAGGCTCCATCCAGCTCAACTATGCGATCCGCAATTCTTTCGGCGGAGGTTATCCAGAGGGTCGCATCATCGAGATCAGCGGACCACCGTCTAGCGGTAAATCGCACCTTGCGTATCACGCTGCAGCTGTCGCCCAAAAGCTCGGAGGCCTCGTCGTCTACGTAGACACGGAGAATGCGACGCCCGTTCAGAAGCTTGCTGACATGGGAATCGACATCAGAAAGCGTTTCGTGTATTGCGACTCCCACATGACGGAGGAGGTATTCTCCATCATCGAATCCACCATCACGAAGGCGAAGGCCATCGTGGAGAAGAACGTCCCGATCGTCGTGATCTGGGACTCCGTCGCCGCGACATCTCCCAAGATTGAACTCGATGGCGAGTACGAGGACAACACGATCGGCCTGCAGGCCCGCGTCATTTCTAAGGGCATGCGTAAGATCACTGGGGTCATCGGTCAGAATAACGTGACGCTGCTGTGTCTCAACCAGATTCGAGACAAGATCGGAGTCATGTACGGTGATCCGACGACGACTCCCGGCGGAAAGGCGATCCCGTTCCACGCCTCAGTGAGGATCTCACTCACGAGCGGTAATCCTGTCAAAGACAAGGCGGGCAACGTCATCGGAATCCACGTGATCTGCACGATCAAGAAGAATAAGGTGGCGCCACCCTTCAAGAAGTGCGAGTTCGACATCATCTTCGGCAAGGGAATCGTTGAGGACGACTACATCTTCGACGAGATTCGCTCCTACTGCAAGGAGAACAAGGGTGTCGTGAAGGACGGCATCCGGGTCAATATCAGTGGCGAAGGTGCCTGGAAGGAGCTCGTCGTCAACGATGAGAAGACAGGAGAAGTCCTAGTGGAGAAGAAGTTCTACAAGTCCGACTTCGGCGAGATGATGAGGGACGACAAGTATCGGCAACACATCATGACTGCCATCGATGCAGCCTATACCATCAATCCTGGGACTATCGAACAGATCATCGAAGAGGAGATCACATCAGATGAGTGAGCTATCAGATCTTTGTGTCAAATACACCATAGAAGATGAAACTTTAGTTCCCTTTTATGCGACCGAAGGAGCATCAGGTTGTGATCTAAGATCTTCTGTGGACATGTCAGTCCAGGCAGGCCAGAGGGAGTTGATTCCAACAGGTCTGAAGATTGAGATACCCACAGGGTTTGAAGGACAAGTTAGACCTAGAAGTGGTCTTGCTGCGAAACACGGCATTACGGTCCTCAACAGCCCGGGAACCATCGACTCCGACTATCGAGGAGAAATAAAGGTCATTCTTTTGAACACAAGTGATCAGGATTTTATCATCAATAAGGGTGACAGGATTGCACAACTTGTATTTTCACAAGTTTTTCGTGCAATATTTGAGAGGGCTAATGAGCTTTTGAAGACCGATCGAGGCGCTGGTGGCTTCGGTTCTACGGGAGGCGTGTGATGGATTTTCAGCTTCTACTCGCTCATTTGATGAGGAACATCAGTCGATGATCGAGGTCTTGTCAGGCATCGTCCTCGGCTTGGTTCTTGGATACATAGCTGGGAGACTCGATCGACTTGTCATGTCAGTTGATGGTGGCGTCTCAGACGGCGGTTCACCTTTGTTGAGGTCTTTTTCTCGAGTAGAAGCGTCACGCAAGAAAGTTTCAATAGATGACACGAAATATGTCACTGACGTGTCGACTGATGACTTAGAAGCGCTCGGCGATTTCAAATTAGGTACTGTAACTCAGTCAAATGATGACATTTCAGCAGCTGCTAACAAGCTTGCCCAATTAAAAAGTCGAAAGGATAAATGACACATGGCTAAAGGTTTAGACGTAGGTACATCTTTCATCGTCCTGTCCAAGGAAGGCAGTCAAGGCACAGTAGAATACAAGGACTTCAGGGATGCGTTCTACGTGATCAAACCCTCGACGCCTATCGCGTCGAAGATGATCGAGAAGGGCCTAGCTGGCAAGACCTTCGTCAAGGACGCGGATGGTACATTCATCATCCTTGGAAAGGATGCTATCGAGAAGGCTGTGGAGAGGAATGACTCTGCGAAGCGTCCAATGTATAGAGGCGTCGTCTCATCGAAGGAGAAGGACGCGAGGCGTGTTCTTGCCTACATCCTCAAAGAGGTCGTGGGTAAATCTGCGAAGAAGGGAGAGAAGCTGGTCTTCTGTGTCCCTGCCCAACCCGTGGATCAAGAGGACGATGATTTCGACGTCGGTTACCATGAGGACGTCGTGAAGAAAGTCCTTGACGAATGCGGTTATGATGCCAAGGCAATCAACGAGGCCGAAGCTCTCTGCTACTCTGAGCTGGAGGGCGACGACTACACTGGTGTCTGTCTGTCGTGGGGAGCAGGAATGGTCAACGTCTGCGTCATGCTCAATGGTGAGCCTGTGGTCAAGTTTTCCACCACAAAGAGCGGTGACTGGGTGGATCGCATGTCGGCAGTCGCCACAGGCGAGACGGACTCAATTGTCCAGGCCGAGAAGGAGGCAGGAGACTTCACTATCGGCAAACCGAACGATAATCAAGTGTTAGCTGCCGTCGCGACGTATTACGACAGGCTCATCGACTATACCACGAAGCAGCTCGCCGCGGCGATGGATGGACACAAGGCTCTTCCCAAGTTCAAGGATCCGCTGCCTGTCGTCGTGGCCGGTGGGACGACAAAGGCAAAAGGATTCGTGTCGCACTTCGAAAAGAAGCTGAAGGACAAC